TTTTGTTGTTACACCATCTTTGTTCGTTTGTTGTGCTAAAGATAAATTAGAAGGTGCAGTAACACTATAATCACCTGTACCAACATCTGATCCTTCAGATTGTCCTGTTGTATAATCATTTGTTGCAAAATCAAATACACTAGATGCAGCTTCTCTTAGTTCTAATTTAGTAGCCATCATTGGTACATCATTGCTTGAAATTACTTCCATATTAGTAGATATAACTTCAAAAACTTTCTGTGAATAATCTAATCTAGTATTTGTTACATAAACCCAATCAGCAGGTTGTAATCTCATAAATTTTAGACTTGCTAATAAACTTATTGATGTAGTTTGTCTTTGACTTTTTAAAGCTATTCTACCTAACCTTTGTGCCATAGTATCTGTAACTGTAAAAGGTAATTGTACTTCCATTTGTTTTTTGTAATTAGCTGTTGACTCACCACTTGGAGTATCTGCATTTAAGAATGTAGTATCTTGAAAGACTTGTGCATCTGCAGCAACATAATTTTGTGTAGAATCTACATATATTGGTTTTACTGCATTAAATAAATTACCTGCATTTGGATTTGTCTGTACTTGCACTGCATCTAATAAATCATCATCTGTAATTGTAAGAGAAGGTGTTTGTGAAGCACCTGCAAACACATTAAATTTGCCATTGACATAAGATAATTTACCTGCCATTGAACTTAAAATACTTTCAATCACACCATTACCATCTGCACTAAAATTAGTAAATCCATTTGATGTATATCTTTTTTCTGTGCTTGATCCATCAGCTAAAGTAACATTTTGTTCACAAGTGTTGGCTGCACTAGCAAAACCACCAGCATTAGTTGTGTCATTTATTTCGTCACTTACTGCTCTAATACCATACTCTGTATTTGTTAAATAATCTCTAATTTGCAAAGCAGGATTATCTGTCCATACTGTGTTATTAGTTCTTGGATCAAAACATTTTTTACCTTTAACTAAAAATGATGTTGCAGGAATACCACCACCAAATGCTTCAGTATCAAATACCATTTGCATATATACATACGCCACTCCTAAAAATTTATCTGTGCTACCCATTGAAGAAAGTTGTGCGTTCATAAAACCATCAACAGCTGTCTGACTACCATCTTGCACAGTAAACCTAATTAATGCACCACTGCCAAAATTATTATCATTATCAGTATTTGTATAATCTGAGTTAGTCACAGTATGCACAGTTGAACCACTAATTGTGCTAGTTGTCGTTGTCAAATCATTATCATTGAGTCTAATGTTTGTAAGTTCTTCTATTTCATGTCCTGCAATAGCTACTACCATATGTAGTAAAAAATTATCTGTGCCTGTTGTTTCCATATGCACAATAGTTCCACCTACTCTTGCTTTACCATAGATAAGTTGTCTTGGTGCAATAGGTTCTCTTCTTGCTATCTTTGTACCAAAATTTCCTGCACTTGCATCTAAACCTTTAGATGTCATTTTTCCTATAACACCACCCAATAAAGTTGTAGCGAAAGTTGTGTACACTGCTGCTTTAACTGCAAAATCTGCTGCAAGAAAATCTAGTCTTATTCCTGTCTTAACAGCTATGAATACTACGAGTGCTGCTACGACTGCTTGTTTTATCTGCTTAGCCATCTATACGCCAAACTCCAAGAACTGTTACACCTGTTTTTACACCAATAGAATCATCTGTTGGTGTTAAAATATACATTCCATCACACATACCTACTAATTGTGATTCTTCTTCATATACAACTAAGTCTCCTTTTGTCATAAAAGCAGGATTAATTTGATTTAGTCTTTTTGATCTACAAGCTTTTTTAATACTATTAAATAAATCACCACCATATTTTTTTATTGCTTTATTTGCAGTTTTTTCGTCCTTCCATTTAAGGGTTTTAGGTATTAAATCCTCCTCTGTAATTTCTTTTATAAGTGCATTAGAAAACTTACAACAATCCCACGAACCCCATGCAAAAGGTTTGTTTTTATGTTTATCAATAAAAGAATTAAATCTTATTTCCCAATCTATTACTTTTTTCATTATTTTTGTACGCTATTAGTTCCAACGCTATCATTCCCACGACCTGCTCCTCCACCACCACCAGTCGTACCACCACCAACAGCATCAGATGACTTACCCCATACTATTTCTTTATCTTGTAAAGAAGCAACTCTATTGAAGCCAGTATCTCCTGAATGCAGGTAATTTTGAGACTCTTTTGTATATCTAAAATTTGATGGTCTATCTAAATCAATTAATCTATTTTCAGCATCAATTGTAATATTAGATCCATCAGGCGTATCTGTAATTGATAAAGTTGTCATTCTGCCTTTAAACAAAACTAGCGTACCAGCTACTTCATTGGTTTTACCCATTAGATAACCAAGAAATAAAGTTATAAATCTATTTTGATAATTTTCAGTAAGTGCATAATTTAATACTGTGGTGTCCATACCTGATATACCAACAGTTAAACCTGATGATTTAAGATCAGTACTTTCTTCAACATTACTTATTGATAACAACTCACCTGCACCTGTGTAGGATTCGCTATTAATAGTTAAATCATCAATACCTGTCCATAATCTGACAGTGCCTGAGTCAAACTCTGCTTTGATAGCAAGAAACATTGCCTGTTCATCAGCACCCAAACGATTGACAATAGAACTATCTAATCCTTGTCGTGTCGCCATCTAAATAACCTCAGTGCAAGAGAAACTTATACCATAGTTAGATATTCTGTCTGCTGACCAGCTTACTTCGTTGCTTATCAGTCTAAAATTACCTTTGGGATTTGTGAATACTACATGATGACCAGTAGCTAGATCAGACCTTAGTTTAGGTTGTATTTTTACTCCATAGAAATCTTTACCACTATCTGTAGTAGCAGTTGCATCTTCAGTGACCATAACGAGTTGTGCAGGTGTACCAGTTGTAGAAGCAGAAGATTGTATCTGTAAATAATCGCCTTTTTTAATAGTACCTGTCGCACTATTTGTAGATGCTAATAAATTAAGACCAGTAGCACCTTTTACATTACTTCTTACTTTACAACTTGCAGTGTTAGATTCTGTTGTTAAATCAGAATCAACAACGACTACAGTTGCACTGGTGACAGTAGTTACTTTATGTGTACCATTATTTTCTTCATTAGTTGCACCTGTGACTACAATAAAATCACCTACTTTAGTGCTTGAAAATGTAGATGACCCTGCAGTAATAGTTGATCCACTAAATGATAATTGTACTGATGTATTATTTGTTCTTAATTCTGATGTTAAAAAGGCAGTTGAATATGTACCTGTATTACTCAGAGCATCAGGATCAGTAAATTTGAATGTATTTACTGGTCCATTAAGTTCCAAAAGAAAAGATTGCCAATTTAGAGCAACATCTCTACGCATTGGTGGTAAAGTAACTTCTGCATTCCAACTTACACCATCAAACTCTTGTGTTTTTGTTTTGCCTGTAAAGGGCGATACTGTAGTGCCAACTGTCCTTACAAGTGAAAAATTACTTGATGAAAAGTTTGGTGTTGAAGGCATTGTAATTAATTTAGCCACCTTGTAATGATCTCCTAAAATTTCCACCACGCATTGCTGCTTCTGCTACTGCACCTTTTGTAACCTCAGATATTTGTGGCATAAGTTTCATTACCTCTGCTCTTACAGTAGGCACAACGCCAGTAGCAAAGTTTATTGATTGATTAATAACAGTTGTATTACCACCCATTGCATTTTTAGTATTCATATTATTTATAATAGTTCCACCACTATGTGGAACAAATATTTCTGCACCTCTTTCACCAACAAGTGTTGGTCTTCCCTTTTGAACAGTACCACCACTTGCAGATTCATCAAACAATCCTGTGCCTACAGTACCTTCAAAATTTGGGAATATGCTTTTTAATATTCTATTTACGACTTCTAATTGTAAAAATATTGCTATTATTTGTGAAACAATATTTCTAGCAAAGTTTTTAAAACTATCTAACGCATTTGCTCCCTGCAATAATGAGTCAACAAAATCTGTTGTAAATGAGTTAGCTGCATCTGTGACAGCTTGTTGCAATTGATCAGAGAACTCTGCTGCATTTTCTAATACTGGATTTAAATCGCTATTCATATTATCAGTAACTTCTTGAATTGATGCATTTAAGTCATCTATTGATTTTTCTATTTCTTTATTCTCTGATGGATTCAAAATACCAGTTTCAATAGCTAATTTTTCTAGCATTTCCTCAATTTTGCCAGTAAGATCAAAAACTTTATCAGCAGCTACTGTTACACCAGCTAGAAGCAATAATATTAAATTCTTTTTAGTTGCTTTATTGAATGCTAACATAGCAATATTTGCATCTCTAATACCTTTTGCTAAAAGAACAAAGCTTTGTGCGCCCATCAATATAAATCCAGCAATTCTAAAAGAAACATATATTTTTAACGCCAAAAGAAATAAATTCATGTTTCTTACAGCAAAATTAATTGCTCGGCTTAATCCCTCAAAAGCAACTTTTATAGTTCTTCCTATTATTTCAGCAGCAGGTTCTGCATCTTCAGCAAGTTTTTTCAAACGCAGACTTGCAGTAGTAAGAACATCTAACAATCCACTTTCGCCAATAGCAGAAAAAGTGATAGATATTGCGTCTTTAAGATTAGATATTGCACCAGTTGCAGTTTTTGCTCTGTCATCTAATGCAGTAGAAAAATCTTCTTGTGCTATATTTCTTAGAAAACCAACGATTGCTTTACTATCCCTGTCTATAACTGTTTCTTGCTCACGAAAAATCATCGTAATTTTATCGCCTTCTAATTTAGCCTTAATACCAAACTGTTTTAACATCTCTGTTTCACCAGTTGTTGCATTAAAAGTAGCTTGTGCGATCTGTGTTATATCTTTACCAAACGCAGCAGCGATATTACCGAAGTCTTTCATGGTATCGCTAGTTGGTGTGATACCTGCGTTTAAAAGTGTAGTAAATGCTGTGGCTACATTTTGTACTTGGAATGTAGTTGTTGCAGTAAATTGTTTTATTAATTCAAAAGCATCTTTTGCCTTTTCGCTTGATCCTGTTACTGCTTTTAGAGTTGCTTCTAAGTCTTGAAATTCTCTTGCTGTACCAGCAATAGCACCACCTAATCTTAATCCACCAATAGTTGCAAATACTTTTGCCAAATTACCAAAATTCATTACTGAGGATTTCGCTGTTTTATTGGCACGACCTAGTTGCCTATTTACATCATTTAAACCTTTTCTTAATTGTGCAGTCTCAGCTTTTATTTCTACAATTAATTGATCAACTGGTGTAGCCATTAGTCAGGGTATAACTCCATCATTTCGTTTAATCTATCTTTAGTCATAGGCTCTTCTTTTTTACCACCATTGAACTCTAAAAATCCATCAATTGCCATATAGATTTCCTGTGGTGAAGATTGCCAAAAATTATTAGGACTCATGTGCATCATACCTACACATATTGAAAAATATCTTTTGATGGGTAGTGAATCACTTACTAACCCACCTTTTCTAACTTTCCCTCGTCTGTTTCTTCCTCTGAATCATCAGTCAAAGTTTTTGCAAGTAAATTAGCAACAGCAGAAGTTGCTTTGACAATACCTGCTTTTTCTACAATTTTGACAACATCATTATGTTGTAAATCATTACCACCACCACGCAATGCAGGTAACAAAACAGAGATAATTTCTGACATTCTAATATCAGCTTCACTCATTTTTGTAGCAAGTTTAATTATTCCACAACCACAAGATTCTTCAATCTGCATGATTGCATTCATTGTGAGTCTAGCTTTATATTCTTTTCCAGCTAAATCTAAAGTTATTTCACCCTTCAGTGGATTCGCCATCTGACTTTTCTCCTTTATGTAAAGTTGCGTTTGCAACTTGTATTGTTTGTATATTATCTCTGTAATCTACATTTGTAGATAACACCTTAGTTTCTTTGCCATCAATGTTTACAGTCTCGCCAACTTTTACATTAGCAGGTAAAACAAGTTCACCCTTATATAACATACCATCTACAAGACTTTTGTTATGTTTGACCTTAACTTGCTTCATATTACACTGCTGCAAATGTTATATAACCTGCAGATTCAAATGTGAATGAATAAGTTGCTTCACCATTGAACTCTCCTGCAAACTCCATACTTGCAATCATAAAAGAACCTGTATAAGTTCCAAGATCAGGAATCAAGAATTGAAAGTTTTTAAATGCAGGTGTTTGTGCAGATGAACCATCAGATGTATTTTGTTGTGCTTGAAAAGTAGTTCTAACAAGTGCTTCTGCTGTTGAATCAGTAAAAACTCCTGATCCACTGACTGAAATACTATTTACTCCTGCACCTGCTAATAAAGTTCGTGTACCTGCACTATCTTTATTAGTTATATCCACTGCTTCATCATTAAGAGTTATAGATGTTGATCTTAGACCACCGATAGTGACAAAAGTAGAACCACTGGTGTTAATCTTCATTAAGACATCTTTACCTTTCTGTGCTGCCATATTTTTCTCCTATAAAATTAGTTTGTACCTAATATTATTGCTCGGAATCGCATGACTCCATGTCTAGTAACACCATCTGGGTCTCTCATTATGTCACTAAACTCAAATCTTAAATTAATAAGATTAAATCCAGTAACGCTTAGATTACTATCATGCAATAAATCGTGTATCTTGTCCATTATTTCCTTTGTTTCTTTACTTCCTTTGTATTGTGACCAAATGTGTATATTTATAGTGTATTCACCACCTGTTAGATCAACTGTGCTGTAATCTATAGCAGTTTCTTCACCCAATGCAATAAATGGATAAGTATCACCCTCAATAACCTCGTCAAAGACACCACAAGATAGCGTATCTGTTATAGCACTTACATTTAGTGCTGAATAAACTGCACTTTGTAATTGAAATTGACCAATACTCATTTAAGGACACCTTTTTTAAACATAGCATGTATTTTTCTACGATTTTTTTCTAATGCAGGTTGCATGAATGGTCTTTCTGTCATATTGGTTGTGCCAAACTCTAAGTGTGCAGAATATGGTGCTGCTGATATTACTTGACCTATGACACTGCCATCTGCTTTTTTATCTACATTCATAGTAATTTGACTTACTAAAAATCCTGTATCACTTGCTGGTGGTTCGTTAGGTGCAGATGCCCTATGTGATCTTCTTGGCTCATATTTTTGATATAATCTACCTGTGCCACCCTTAGTAATACTTTCTTTTGCAGTGTTTTGCACCATTAATGTTGCACGAGTAACAAATGTCTTTACTTTATTATCTTGTAATTTTTTATTAAGTTTTTTGTTAAATGCATCAAGATTTTTTATTTTTAGATCAACACTCATATTGCTACACCTTCAGCACAAAGCAGTTTTAAAAATCTATCTCTTTCATCAACATTTATAATACCTTTTATATCAAACAATCTATTACCAAAACTAATACGATGGTTTGTAGATATATTGTCCATGTGGCGAATTGTCACCTCATGTGTGACCTTTTCTTGCACTATCCCTTGTCTATAGGTGCTGTCGGCTTTTAGTGGCTTAATATTAGCGTAAATAAAAGTAACTGGAGTGTAAGATTGTGAGATACCACCACCTGCATCACGAGTATT